CGTCGACGTGGATGCCGCTCCGCTGGTGGCCGCGACCGGTGCGCTGGCGCTGTGGTCCCAGCACAAAGACGACGTCGTCGACTACGACGTGATGGCTTCGATCCTGTGAGGAGGCGCACCGTGATCACGACTGCGCTGGAAATCGTCGGGATCGGACTGCTAGCCGCTGCCCTGGTGGTTCTGCTCGGCATTGGCGGGGCGCTGGCCGCCGCCGGCGGTGTGTCGCTGCTGGCCGCCTGGGTGCTGGAGCGTCGCGCATGAGTCTGCTGTTCACCAAGCGCGAGTTGACGGGCCTGGCGTCGCTGATCCCGTCGAGGCTGCCGGCCAACGCCAAGAAGGTCACCCGCGACTCGTCGATGCAGTCGAGCGTGAAGTGGGCCTGCCTGAGGCTACGCGCCGACCTGATCTCGACCACCCCACTGGACGTGTACCGGGAGTTCGGCGGGCTGCTGGTGCCCCGCGAGACCCCCGAGGTGCTGCGCTCGCCTGACGGCAAGAGCGACCTGTCCGAGTGGATGTACTCCTCGCAGATCGACCTCGACGACTGCGGCAACACGTTCGGGCTGATCACCGCCCGCGACCGGCTCGGCTACCCGGCGCGCATCGAGTTGGTGTCGGCGTCGAAGGTGACCGTGCGCCAGATCAACGGCGTCACCACCTGGATGGTCGACGGTGAGGAAGTCCCCGAGGCCGATCTGTGGCACGAGCGGCAGTTCACCGTTCCCGGTTCACCGCTGGGGCTGTCCCCGACCGCCTACGCGGCGCTGTCGCTGTCCGGCGGACTGGGTGCGGCCGAGTTCGCCGCCTCGTGGTTCTCCGGTAACGCGATCCCCGCCGCGCACCTGAAGAACAACGCCAAGACCCTCAACGCCCCCGAGGCCAGCGCGGTGAAGGCGAAGTTCGTGGAGACGGTCGCCACCGGCGACGTGTTCGTCACCGGCAACGACTGGGAATACAGCGTGCTCGGCGCGAAGGCGTCGGAGAGCGCGTTCATCGACATGCTCAAGGCCAGCGCGCAGGATCTGTGCCGGTTCTACGGCGTGCCCGGCGACGCGGTCGATGTGGAGACTACCTCCGGGTCGATCACCTACGCCAACGTCACCCAGCGCAACCTGCAGCTGCTGATCCACAACCTCGGCCCGGCGTTCACCCGCCGCGAGCGGACGTTCACCAGCCGGCTGACCCCGCGCGGCCAGGTCGTGAAGTTCAACACCGACGCGATGCTGCGGATGGACCCGATGGGCCGCACCGACCTGCAGGCAAAGGCGATCGGCACCCGCCGGATGACCGTCAGCGAGGCGCGCGCGCTGGAGAACCTGCCGCCGCTGACCCCTGAGCAGGAAGCGGAGTTCGCGCGGCTGTTCCCGACCCGTGCGCAGACCCAAGGAGTCAACCCGTGACCGACATGTTCGAGGCCGCCCTGGCCCGTTCCCGTGGCGTGGAGCAGATCACCCACCGCCCGACGCAGCGCCGCTGCGCCCCCGACGAGACCTCCCGCTCGGCGATGCCGGCGCCGCTGACCGCCGTGGAGATTCGCGCCAAGGGCGACGACAGCGGCCTGCTGCAGTTCACCGGCGTGGCCAGCGCGACCGAACGCGCCTACGAGATGTGGGACATATTCGGCCCCTACTCCGAGGTCGTCAGCCACGACGCCTTCGACGAGACGCTTGCACGCGCCGACCTGGACGTTCCGCTGGTGCTGGCGCACGACCAGATGCGCCGTATCGCGCGCACCACACTCGGCACGCTGCGACTGGGAATGGTCGACGAGGGGTTGGGCGTGGACGCCGACCTCGACGCCCGCGACCTCGACGTGCAGTACATCGAGCCGAAGCTGAGGGCCGGACTGATCGACGAGATGTCGTTCGCGTTCCGCATCGTGTCCGGGCAGTGGTCACCGGACTACTCCGAGTACCGCATCACCGAGGTGGACATTCACCGCGGCGATGTCGCCATCGTCGGGTGGGGTGCCAACCCCCACACGACCGCCGATCTCCGCTCACCGTCGTCTGCAGCGCCGGTGGCGGCCTACCTGGAAGCCGTGATCCACGCCGTCCGGTAGAACACCCGACCCACGCGAGAGGGCCACGCCAGCATATGCGGCCTGCGTACCCCGCCTGCGGTCACCCCACACCCACATCAACCGAAAGGAAACCTGACATGGTCACCATGCAGGATCTGATCGCGCGTGCCCAGGAGAGTCTGGACGCCGCGATCTCCGCGCGGGGTGAGAAGCAGGCCGCTCTGCTCGACCTCCGCGACAAGATCGAGAGCGGTGACGAGTCCGTCACCCGTGAGATGGTCGCTGCCCTGGCCGGCGAGCGCGACGCGCTCGACTCCCAGGTGCGCGAGGCGCAGGCCAAGCTCGACGAGCTTCGTGCCGAGGATGCCCGCGACGCCGAGATCGCNNTCGTGCCGACTGAGGTGCGCGCCCCGAAGTACGACCAGGTGGCCCGTGTGGGCGCTGAGGAGCGCACCTACCGCGCCGACCAGGATCCGCAGGGCAAGCAGTTCCTGCGCGACCTTCTCGCCCGCGACATGGGCAACAGCTACGATGCCCGCAGCCGCCTGGAGCGGCACATGGCCGAGGAGAAGGTGGAGCGTGCCGGGCAGGTCTTCGAGCGCGCCGCAGGCACCGGCGCCTTCGCCGGGCTGGTCGTTCCGCAGTACCTGACCGACCTGTACGCGCCGAAGGCGCGCGCTGGCCGACCGTTCGCGGATGCCTGCCGTCACCACGACATGCCCGAGGACGGCATGACGGTCAACCTGAGCCGGATCACCACCGGCACCACGACCGCCGTGCAGACTGAGGGTTCGGCAGTGTCCGAGACCGACATCGACGACACGCTGCTTTCGATCCCGGTGCAGACCAACGCGGGCAGCCAGACGCTGACCCGGCAGTCGGTGGAGCGCGGCACCGCCGTGCAGGACGTCACGCTGGAGGACTTGTTCTCCGACTACGCGACCAAGCTCGACTCCACGCTACTGAACCAGGCCACCAATGGCCTGACCAACGTGGCGACCTCCATCGCCTACACCGACGCCTCCCCGACCGCGGCCGAGCTGTACCCCAAGGTCTTCCAGGCGATCGCCGCGGTCGAGGCGGCGCTGCTTAACCAGGATCCGAACGGCACCGCGGTGGTCATGCACTCGCGGCGCTGGTACTGGATGCAGTCGCAACTGTCCAGCACCTTCCCGCTGTTCGGTCAGCCGGGCGTCGGCGGCATCAACGTCGCCGGCACCAACTACGGCGTGGGCTACGGCTCGCCGTTCCGCGGCGTGCTGCCCAGCGGCACTCCCGTGGTCGTGGACAACAACATCGCCACGAACTACGGCGGCGGCACGAACGAGGACGAGATCTACTTCGTCTCGCTGCCCGAGTGCCACCTGTGGGAGGACCAGAACGCGCCGATGCTCATCCGCACCGAGACCGGCCCTTCGGTCAAGTCGCTGGGCATCGACATCGTGGTCTACGGCTACTTCGCCTACACCCACGCGCGTCAGGCACACACCCAGAAGATCGGCGGCACCGGGCTCGTCAACCCGGCCTGGGCCTGATCTGACGGTTCACTGAGAGCGCCCCTGCGCGACCCCTTGCGGGGGCGCTCTCAGCCCCAACTCACTCACGACGAACGGAGCACCCATGTCCGACGACGCCGCGAAGGCTCGCGCCGACTTTGTGCGCGCCCTCAAAGAGGAGCGCCACGGCTACGAGGTGGCTGGCAAGGCCGACCGGATCAAGGCCGTCGACGCCGAACTGGCGCGTTTCGACGCTGCCCCGGCCAAGCGCACCGCTCCGAGCAAGTCCAAGGCCGCGAAGTAATGGCCGTCACTGCGAAGGTCTACATGGGACGCCGACTGTGGAAGGCCACGGTCTGACCACTCCCGGCCAGGTCGGCGGCTCCCAGCGGCTCACCTACGGCCTGTCCGGCACCACCGGCACACGGCGGTTGTCCGGCTCCAGTCACGGCAGCCAACTGGTCGGCGCGAGCAGCGGCGGCAGCCTGTCCGGCACTTCGACCACCACGACGACGATCACGGAGGGCTGATGGCCACCTACGACCTCGGCGACGTCGTCACCCTGACCGCGACCGTGCGCGACGCGAATGGCGCGCTGGCAGACGCCGGGGCGATCACGTGCACGATCGCCCTGCCGGACGGCACCACCACCAGCCCGACCCCCACACACCCGTCGACCGGCAGCTACACCGCCACCTACACCCCGGCGGTGGCCGGGCGGTTCGCCGTCAAGTGGCTGGCCACCGGAGCCAACGCCGGGGCGTTCGCCGACGACTTCACCGTCGTGGCCGGGGTTCCGCTGCTCACCCGCAGCCACCTGGAAGCCCACCTGCAGCGCACCATCGCGGCCGCCGACCAGGCCAGCGCCGATGCCGCCTGCGACTACGCGGTGGCGCTGGTCGAGGACGTTCTCGGCTTCGACGTCACCAGCGCGACGTTCACCGACAGCGCCGGGGTCGTGACCAGGTCGAGCGCCACCGATGTGACGCTGGCCCGCGGTATCGCGGTGCGCATCGCGGCGCAGTGGTTCACCAACCCGCAGGACCGCCAGTCCTACGCCGGGCCGGAAGGCCTGTCGTACACGGCCAGCCCGCAGATGCTGTCGAAGCTGATGAGTGAGGCAGACCGGCGCACCCTGGTCGGCATCCAACTGCGGCACGCACCGGGATTCGCGTGATGGCAGTCTCCACGGCCAAACTGCTGCAGGGACTTCCTGCCGTGCAGGCCCGCCTGGACGCGCTCGACGACGCCGCTGAGGATCTGCACGACGTCTGGGGTCCGATGGCGCAACTGGCCGCGCAGCGCGAGAACACCGTGTTCGCCAGCAACGGCCTGGGCCGCTGGGCTCCGATGGCCGCCGCGACGATCCGCGAGCATCAGTCGCCGCTGGTCGACACCGGCATCATGCGCGAAGGCCTGACCGGCCCGCGCCCGATCTGGAGCAAGCCGCACGGCGCGGCGTTCGGTGTCTCCAAGACCGACCCGCGGGCGATGAACCCTGCGGTGCTCGCCTCGTCCGGGTTCACCAACCGGGGCGGCGGGCAGGTTCCCAAGCGGGTCGTGGTGCCGCCGCTGCGGGCCGCGGAGCGCCGGGCATGGATCGGCCTGGTCGCCAAGCACCTGCGGCAGGCGATCCGATGAGGGGCCACGAATACGTCCGCGAGGCGCTGCGTACCTACCTGGAGTCGACCGTTCCGGCACGGCTGGCCGCGCACCTGGCCGCCGACTCCCTGACCTCGCCTGACCCGGCCGCGCTGACGTTCCTGCTGGCCGACGGCCTGCAGGAGATCACCGACTTCCCGGCGGTCATCGTCCGGTCCACCGACGCCACCGACGACACCCACACCGGCGGCGACACCTGGCAGATCGTCTACGACCTCGAAGTGATCGTCGCCTGCGATCACCGCATCCACGGCGACGCCGAAGGCGCATCCAAAGACCGCGACCGGGTGCTGCTGGCCGTCCGGGAGGCCGTCTACTTCGCGGCCGGGCTGCACGAGGACATCGACATCTTCCCAGCCAAACGCGCCGAGCAGACCGGCGCCGCCGCCGAGACCCGCGCCGGTGTGCCGCTGGCCGCCGGAACGCTGAAGTTCCGCGCCGCCGTGCTGGAGACGCTGGCCGACCTCGACCCGCCGGAAACCATCACAGCCGTCGACCAGAGCGTCGACGGCTACTCCGCAGACCAGACCCTGCCCTAACCCCACCACCCGAAGGAGGCGCGCGTGAGCCGCGTCAGCGTCAGCGTGCCCACCGGCACGCCCGAGCCGGTGACCGAGCCGGACCCCAAGCCCGAGCCGGTGACCGAGCCGGACCCCAAGCCCGAGCCGGTGACCGAGCCGGACCCCAAGCCCGCCCGCAGCAAGAAGGAGGCCAGCGATGGCTGAGCGCGTCACCGTCACTACCGGCACCGTTGCCGGACTGCAGTCCCCGCTAGGCAGGCGCTGCGCCCGGTTCATCGCCGCCGGGCAGACTCAGTTCGGCCCGACAGACGGCCCCCGGATCGTCCGCAACCTGCGCGACTACCTGGCCACGTACGGCGCCCGTTCCGGTGGCGCGAACATGTACGACGCCGCGGAGACCTTCTTCAACTGCGGCGGGTCGGAGCTGGTCGTGCAACGGGCGTTCGGCGCGACTCCGGTCAACGCGACCGCGGGTAGCTACTTAGACCTCACGGTGACCAGCAAGAACCCCGGCTCCTACTACAACGCCTGGACGGTGGCCTTCGACGTGGCCACCGCGACCCTGACCATCGTCAAGGGTGCGAAGACGGTCGTCTATTCGGCGGGCGCCGGTGGGACTGCGGCGCAACTGCAGTCGCTGGCATCGGTGGACTCTGACCTGACGGTCACCGTCGCCTCGCTGCCCGTCATCGACGTGCCCGCCACCAACCTGGCCGGCGGCACCGACGACTTCGCGAACGTCAACTGGACGACGGTGCTCAGCAAAGTCAGCCCGGCGGCCGGACCCGGCGCCATCGCGGTGCCCGGCGTCAACGGTGCGGCCTCCGCGCTGGCCACCCATGCCGCCGCCAACCGCCGCCTCGCGCTGCTCACCCCGCAGCAGTCGGACTCCGCGGCCACCGTGATCACTGCGCAGGGCGCGATCTCGGCGGGCAACCAGCAGAACGCCACCTACGTCTACCCGTGGGTGACGGTGCCCGACGGCACCGGCGGCCTGAAGGTGATCGACGGCGTCTCCTTCGCCGCCGGGCTGCGCGCTGTGACGATGAACGCCTACGGGGTTGGAGACTCTCCGCTGCGCCGAGACGCTCACCTGCGAGTCAAGGGTGCGGGCGCCGTACCGCTGACCGAGGTCGAGGACGCCACCCACACTTCGCTCCTCGCGGCCGGTGTGGCGACGATCCGCACCCTGCCCAATGCGGTCGGCCTGGACGTGTGGGCCACCCCGCAGGGGGTCGGCTCCAACACGAAACTCACCGAGGCGATCTACCGCGACATGGTCAACGCCGTCGCCGACGAGGTCGCCCGCGTCCTTGACGGCTTCGTCGGCCGTCCGGCCAAGCCGCTGGTGCTGGCCGACGCCGCCGCCGCGATCCGCGGTGTGCTTGAGGTGACCTACCGGGCATACCTCGTGGACAACGGCAACGCCGACCCCGGATACAAGGTCGCCGTGTCGGCCGGAGCCGACCCGGCAGACAACCGGATCAGCGCCGTGGTCTCCCTGAAGTTCTCCGAGGAGATCGGCTTCGTCGACCTCACCATCAACGCCGCATCCGCGGACCAGACCATCTAGAGGAGCCCTGATGACACTTCTGACACAGCACAAGGTCAAGGTCACTGTGACCGGCTCCAGCCCGCTGCTGGCATCGGTCGAGTGGGACAAGTTCTCCGGCGGCGACCTGACGCACACCATCACCAAGCTGCGGCGCACCGCCGGGGCGAACAAGGAGGTGCTGGCCGCCGACTCCGAGGTGGACAACATCACCNNTGGAGGCGTTCATCGACCCGGCGGCGCACGCGCAACTGCTGGTGGCGCTGAAGAACGGGGAGCGCTTCGAGGGCTCCACGATCAAGTTGCAGCCGATCGACAACGCCGCCGTCCCGATCGGTTCGGCGTTGGAGTACTACGGCTGCAGCGTGGCGAAGTTCACCCCGCCCCCGGCTGACGCCAACGGCGAGGAGCCCGCGAAACTCGTGGTCGAGTTCGCGGCAGGCTCCTGATGGCCGACTCCCTGCTCGATCAGGCCAAGGCCAGGGCCGCGGCGCGGCGTGCCCGGCGTCACACGGTCAGCCTCGACGAGCTCGCGATCGAGCTGGTCTGCGACGTGCCCACCAATTTCGAGGACATCGAGAAGCTGCAGGCCGCGGCGAAGGCTATCAACCGCAAGGCGTGGGTGGCGCATTACGCCCGCGCTCTGGTCGCAGCCCAGACCCGTGAGATTCGCATCGCCGGGGAACTGGTCGCCGACGCCAATGGTCTACCGCTGGCCTTCAACGATCCTGAATTGTGGCCGCGCCTGGACGTGCTCACAGCCAAAGACGCCGTCATCGCGCTGATCGGCTCCGACGGCGACATCCTCGACATCAGCAAGGAGCTGGTGGCTGAGGGCGGCTTCGTCGGGGACGACGACCCTACCTGAGCCTGCACGACGACAAGGTTGTGCAGGCCGCCGTCTCGTATGCGCTGCTGTTCGGCGTCGACCCGATGGCGTTTCTGGACCGCCCGGCGCACGATCTGCCGGTGCTGCGGTCGCTGATCGACATCGCCGACGCGCGGATCCGCGCCGCACAAAAGGAGGTCACCCATGGCCAGCGCCGGTGACCGCCTGCAGATCGTCCTTGCCGCCAAGAACGAGATCAGTGGGGAGATCAAGCAGACGAAAGCCGACCTCACCTCGCTGGGCCGCACAGCTTCCGACCTCGCCGACCGCATGGAGCGC